ATTCAGGCCTGGTTGAATCTGTGTGGTGCTACGAGTACTCAGAAGCAGGTTACAGATGCGTGGCGAAATACCGAAGCACTAAGGGGGCGTACTGCGAGTGATTACGTAACGCATCTATTAGCACGAGCCCTGGCTAGCGAATTCTATAAGGCCAAGCAATGTAGTAAAAATGATAAGCGGGTTGTACGATATACACGATATACCAATGTCTAATCCCTTCGTATCCTGAAAACTAAACTGAATGTGCGATGAGAACTGAGAAAAAGATGATTGATATGGGAAGTTTTGGCGAAGAACTCGTCAAAACTTTTTTTGAACTCCAAGGCCACATTGTACATCTATCCGAAGATAAGTACGATTCGAAAAAGGATATGATAATCGATGGTAAGACCTGCGAAGTGAAAACTCAGATGCCGTTTCATCAAGAAAGCGCATTCAGTTTCAAGCAGAACCAACTCCGCAAGATCCAAACCGCAGATATGTTCGTATGCGTCGAGGCTCCTAGCGGAAAATCAAATTGGAAAATCAGAATATGGGAGTTTCCAAAAGACGCTCGGAAACCCAGGACACGAATCACCAAGGACGGCCGAAATATGTTCTTGATTGATATGAATAAAGGTGCTATACTGACTACAGTATTGAACGAGGATATCAATAAGAGAATGATTGAACTATCCAACAGTGAATGGAAGAAATGAGCAATCCCTTCGTATATGCCGACTCAGTTTCGTTTACAAAGACTGACATCATGGATACCCCGTCTGCAGAGACGGGGTATCTACCCTTTATGGTGAATAAGGCTATGTCATATCATCCAGATGCCATTTTTGCGGCAAACTTGATGAATATGAATGGTCATCTAGATAAAAAGTTACAATATCACTATTTACTAAATACACTTAGCAAGAAGAAACGGTTTGCTAAGTGGGTTAAACCTGTGGCAAGTCTGGATCTTGAGGCTGTTATGGAATACTTCGGATATGGAATACACAAAGCGGAAAATGCGATGATGATTCTAAAACCTGATGATATAGCCATGATTCATAGTAGACTTGAAAAGGGTGGAATAAAAAATGAACAACGAAAATCTAATAGCGGAACTAATAGAGATCCGACTTAAGGCCCCCGAAGACTTTCTAAAGATTCGTGAAACATTGACGCGCATTGGCGTGGCTCCAAAGAACGAAAGAAGACTATATCAATCCTGTCATATTCTTCACAAACAGAAGCGATATTATATCGTACATTTCAAAGAACTATTAGCACTTGATGGAAAGCCCACAAACTTTTCCGAAGAAGACAAACAAAGACGAAATACCATCGTCAGTTTATTGGACGAATGGGGGCTAGTTGAAGTCATAGACGATACAAGAATAGAAGATCGTGCTCCATTGTCTCTCATTAAAATTGTAGCATTTAAAGAAAAGCGAGACTGGCAACTACACACTAAATATAATATTGGGCATAAACGCGCACCAGAATAAATGGAGTTTATATTATGAAAAGTAACTTTGGTATGGTTAAGGAGTTTATGAATGCTTTTGGACAAAATGTTAAAACTAAATCGGATTGGCCAACAGATAAGGAATGCCAGTTACGCGTGGCTCTCATCGATGAAAAGTTGCAAGAACTTAGAGATTCAATTTTGTCTCAAGACGTTGTTGGCGTCGCTGATGCTCTTACTGACCTCTTGTATGTCGTTTATGGGGCTGGGCATACATTTGGTATTGATCTCGATAGTTGTTTTCGTGAAGTTCATCGATCTAATATGTCAAAACTTGGTGGAGATGGCAATCCAGTTTACAACGAAGCAGGAAAAGTATTGAAAGGTCCAAAATATTCTCCGCCCGATTTAGGATTTGTTCTCACTGAACCGTTTATGGTTCCTGATATTCCCATTATGCCGAACTTAGATGTTGAACGTGAAAAGCGTATGCAAGTTCGAATTGAAAATGCGCGAGCAGAGATCGAAATGGTAGAACGTTTTATGGCAAGACAAAAAAAGGAAAAAAATAATGTTAGCCTTTAAAGAGTATCAACAAGATATAAGTGAAACTGCTGATACAGGATTAGCAGCTAAAGCAAGTAAATCTGGTATATCAATCGGCACTCTTCGCAAAGTTTATCGCCGTGGTGTTGCTGCTTGGAATTCTGGGCATCGTCCAGGAACCACACCACAACAGTGGGGAATGGCTCGTGTAAATTCTTACATCGGTAAAGGTAAGGGAACGTATGGTGGTGCTGATAAGGATCTACACGAAGGTGATGTTAGCAATCTTCCAAGAGTTCCAAGAGATAAAGAGTCGGGTCTACCTAAAAAGTATGTCGCTGGTCTCTCTAAGTCTACTGCTAAAGCCCGTGCTGCACACTTTAATAAAGCCGATAAGTTATCAGACAGTGACCCAGAGGCATACAAACCGGCTCCTGGAGATGAAAATGCTAAAACTAAATTAAGTAAGCATACAATCAAGTATCGCAAAATGTTTGGCGAAGACATGAACGAAGAGACATATGAAGCTGTCTGGGATAATGATAATCAAGTTGGCATCAAAGGAAATGAAGAATAATGGCTGAGATTGTTTTAGGTATTGGGTGTTCACATGGTCCTCTGCTTTCACTTGAAGCGGAACAGTGGGATCTTCGTGCGATGGCTGATCGAGCAAATAATGCCCATGCGTTTCGTGATGGCACATATACGTATGATCAGTTAGAACGCCTTCGGCGGTGTGATTATCTGATTGAACAAAATAAAATTGAAATTAGAAAAGAACGTCAAGCACGGTGCCAAACAGCACTCGATACTCTTTCCGATATGCTTACTTTTACTAAGCCAGATGTTGTGGTTCTTATTGGCGACGATCAGCATGAATGGTTTGGCGACGAGATTCAGCCACCGATTACAATCTTTCACGGTAAGGAAGTATTGAATCGCGCATTTGATGAAGAAGAGTATGCGAAAAAGCAGCCAGGTATTGCCGCTGCTGCGAAGGGACATCTTCCTCCACAAGATGAAATGTATAAAGTTTGTAGTAAATCAGCAGAACAAATAATTGCTGGTGCTATCGAAGATGAGTTTGACGTTACAACTTCAAGGTCAATTCCATTTGATCGAAACGGATTGCCCATTGGTATTACACATTCGGTTGGATTCATTGTTCGTCGTCTTATGCATGATTTTGCTATTCCAATGGTACCAATTCTACAGAATACTTTTTGGCCACCTAATCAGATTAAGCCCGGAAGATGCTATGATTTTGGCGTAAGCATTGGTCGTTCTATTCGGAATTGGGATAGCGATAAGCGTGTTGCTATTATTGCTTCTGGTGGGCTAAGTCATTTTGTGATTGACGAAGAATGGGATCGTAAGATGCTAAAAGCATTTGAAGAAAATGATGTGAAAACTATTAGAGACGAACCAAATATTATGTTTCGTTCTGGTACATCAGAAACAAAAAATTGGATTACCGGTGTCGGCGCATTGTCGGAAACTGTTTTCAAAATGGATCTTATTGACTATGTGCCTTGTTATCGATCCGAAGCTGGTACAGGCAACGCAATGGGATTTGCTGTATGGAGATGACAACAAAAAACTTGACAAACTAGCCGAAATGTTGTATAAATAATAGTATATTGAGTTGCCTTCGGGGGTTCAATATATTAACTACTCGCTTTAATAGGAGAAACGCTATGACTAAATTTGACTTATTTCCCACACTAAATCCCTTTTCTATTGGCTTTGACGATGCGTTTAAACGCCTAACTCAATTCCATGATGATATGGCTAAAGCAGTTCCTGGTTATCCTCCCTACAATATTCGTAAAGTAGAAGATAACAAGTATCTGATTGAACTAGCCCTTGCGGGATTCTCTCGCAATGATATTGAAATCCTCCTAGAAGATAATGTTCTGAAGATTAGTGGTAAATCAAAGTCCGATGATAGTGGCGATTCTTTCCTCCACAAAGGTATTGCTGAACGTGCGTTTAATCGTACATTTAGTCTTGCCGATACAATCGAGGTAAAGAATGCCGATCTGATCAACGGTATGCTTAAGATTTGGCTTGAGAACATCATTCCGGATAATAAGAAGTCCAAGAAGATCGACATCAACGATGCTCCTTCTAAGACATCTAAAAAAGAAAAAGAACTTCTAGTAGAATAGGATAAAAATCATGTGTATGTTAAAACAATTTTTCGCTGATCTTTGCGGAGCCTTTAGTGCTGGGTATATCGATACTACTCCATATGTCAAGTTCACAAATGACATGAATATCATAAGGACAATGTATAAACTTTACTAAATAACCGTATAATAGTAATACGGAGAAACTCATGATTACGTCAGATATTCTATCACAGTGTCTACCAGAAGCAACGGCAGATAATGTAGAGAAATATGCAGTCGCATTAGATATGGCGTGTCATGAGTTTGATATTAATACTCCTGAGCGTATCGCAGCATTTATCGCACAAGTCGGTCATGAAAGCGGTAATCTGCGATACGCAAAGGAAAATCTTAACTATAGCGCAGAAGGCTTAGTTAAGACCTTTCCAAAATACTTCAAAGACATTGATACTACGCAATACGCACGAAACCCCGAAGCAATCGCAAGCCGTGTTTATGCCAATAGAATGGGTAATGGAGATGAGGAATCTGGTGATGGGTGGAAATATCGCGGGCGCGGACTTATTCAACTTACTGGGCATGATAACTATTTAAATTGTGGTAAAGGTTTAGATGTCGATTTAATAAATGAGCCAGAATATCTAGAGACACCAGATGGTGCTGCTAGGTCTGCTGGTTGGTTTTGGAACTCACGCAATCTTAATGCTCTTGCTGATGCTGGCGACATTAAGACAATGACAAAAAAAATTAATGGTGGATTTATAGGGCTTGAGGATCGCATTAAGCATTATAAACACGCATTGGAGGTTCTCAATGGCTAAAACTAAAACTAAACCAGAAGACTGGATGAATAATAAATGGCGCCCAATGATGGGTTGGGTTTATATGTCCACATGTACATTTGATTTTGTGGTTGCTCCTGTTCTATGGTCTGTTCTTCAGATGTTGGGGGCTGGACAAGTGACTAGTCAATGGGCTCTGTTGACTCTTCAGGGAGCGGGGCTATATCATGTAGCAATGGGCGCAGTACTTGGATTGGCAGCATTTGGTCGCACACAAGAAAAAATAGCAGGCGCAGCAGGAGTATTGAAGCCCGCACCTAAGCCAGTAGATTCAGACGAAGACGACGCAGATAATTCACCAAGGAGATAACATGTTAAATATTTTTGCTATGAGACTTGTGAACAATGAAGACATTATTGCCAAAGTAGAAACTGCAACAACCTCAACTGGGTTTAAGACAAAACTCAAACTTAGCAAACCTGCTATTATTATGATGATGCCAGATCAATCTGGAAAGCCAAATATGGGGCTAGCAGATTATCTGATGTTTGCTGAAAAGAAGGAACTCATGATTGATGAGGATCATATTCTTTTTATGTACGAACCAATGACGCAACTTCTTAACGCATATAATCAGATGTTTGGTTCTGGTTTAGTTGTGCCTTCAAGTGCCAACGGAATTCTTCCATTTAAAAGGTGATTGACATCCCACACGATGTATGTTATATTATACATAATAGGGGATAACGTATGAGATTTTATACAAACTGCGTTCAACGTGGCGATAATCTATTGCTACGTGGCTATGAAATGGGTCGTGGCTTTAATCGTAAAGTGAAGTTCGAACCAACTTTATATCTGCCAAATCCAAAAGGTAGTTGGAAGACTATTCACGGTAAAGCCCTTGAACCAATGACATTTGGTTCAATCAATGAGGCTAAAGACTTTCTCAAAATGTATGAGGGCATAGATAATTTTGAAATCTACGGTCTTCCTAGATTTGATTACACTTATCTTAATGAAGAGTTTCCTGGCGAAGTTCAGTATGATCGCGAACATATTCAAATCGCCAATATCGATATTGAAGTAAGTTCTGCTAATGGATTTCCATCAGTAGATCGCGCAAGTGATGAAATCACCGCAATCACAGTTCGTAAACATAATATCTATCATGTGTTTGGATATGGCGAGTATAATACGTCTCGCGAAGATGTGCGATATACAAAATGCCGCAACGAGAGGGATTTACTAGATAAGTTCCTTGATAGATGGATGTATGGCGGTTACCCAGATGTTGTGACTGGTTGGAATATTGCGTTCTTTGATATTCCGTATATCGTTAAAAGAATGAACTTCATTCTTGGCGAGGGTGCTGCAAAGAAATTGTCTCCCTGGGGTTTCTTTCAAGAGCGCACGAGTAATCAGAAGTTTGGTAAAGAAGCAACATCTCTATCAATTGGCGGAATAAGCAGTCTTGATTATCTTGAACTATACAAAAAGTTTACCTATAATCAGCAAGAGTCATATCGGCTTGATGCCATCGCTGAGATTGAACTTGGTGAAAAAAAACTAGACTATTCAGAATATGATTCACTAAACGATTTGTATGTGAAGAATCATCAGAAATACATTTCGTATAATATTCACGATGTTGAGTTGATTGACAAACTCGATGATAAAATGAAGTTAATCGATTTGGCTCTAACTCTCGCATATGACGCAAAAGTAAACTATAATGA